TTGGCGTTGTTTGGCGCAAATTCGGCGCAAATTTCCTCCGTTTTCTCTTATTATATATACTTTTTTTACACTTACACTTATAAATATAGAGTAAAAAGATTATGATTTGTATGCAGTCTTATAACTCATTGATTTACAACTCTAATTCTGCATAAAAACTGCATACTTTTTTCTTTATGCATAAAAAGTTTTTATGCAATAGCTATTTTTATAGCTAATTATCCCCTAAATCTTTAAAAAGCTCTTGAAAGAACTCTTTAGTATCTGTTAGTGTTTCTTCTAAATTGTCCGCTTTTTCTGTTTTAGAAATAAAATCATCACTAAAAGGCTTGGTAAATTCCAATATATTTTCCTCTTCAATTCCTATTTCCTTATATTTTTGAAGTCCTAACTTGTCTATTTTCATATGTAGAGCAACAAGCAATTCATATACTTGTTCCATTAGTTCTCTATCCATTAGCTTTCTATGGTTCCTTATACTTCCATAAGCTACAATTTCTTCTTTTTTCATATCCTAAAAATATTTTATTTACTTATTTTTTCAATGAGCATTGCGATTTGTTTGTCCTTCTCTGCGATTTGCTTGTCTTTCTCGCGAATGATCTCCATAAGCTCATCATTGGTTTGTTTTATAATGTTTCCTTGCCCAGATACATTATGCCCATTATTTACATTGGTATTCCCATTTTGTGTAATACTCTGCGTGGAAGTTTTAAGCATTTCCCCTTTACCAGTTAATAACCAATCTGCTGAAACTTCTTTATAAAAAGAGAGAAATTTAATCGTATTTTCTTCACTCATCCCTCCCTTTTGAGACAAAATACCGTTAGAGATACCTGTTTTTCGGTATAATTCATATTTGCTAATATTCTGTTTTTCAATAAAATATAAAATATTTTGCTTTACAAGTGAAAATTCTCTCATAATAATTTGTTTTATTTAAAAATCTCTCGTAAATTTGCACCACGAAACAGACTTAAAAAACGTACTTAATTACGTACAATTATTAAGTGCAAATATACGTAAATATTTATTAAACAAGAAAAAAAATAAAAAAAATGAACAAGAAAAAAATTATAGAGTGGTTACAGAATAACTTTAACCGTTTGGAAGGTAAGGAAAACCTTTTTAACGAAGAGTTTCTAAAGGAGCTTGGAGAGATTGATTTAAATTTAACAAAAGTCCGTTTTAAGAATATCCTTGTACAATTTGCTTCCGACAATGGATATAAGATTATCTTTGGAAAAAAAACAATTGAGAACAAAGGTAATAGAATAAATGTTGGTACATTTACAATAACTCCAATAATATAATATAGAAATGATAAAATCGCAAAAAGTAATAGTTACCCTAAAGCCAGCTATAAAGGCAAAGATTAATGATACTGTTATCTCTAATTTGTGTCTAAAAACAAGTGAAAAGGATAGGACGATAAGAAATTGGCTCAAAAAAGATAGTGAAAAACTTACTCTTTATTCCTTTTTACTGGCTTTGAGTGAACTATTACAGCTTCCTATAGACCAATTGATAAACATTGATAGATGTTAATAGCTATATTTTACTGGAGTTGTATTCTTTTTTTACTAATAAGATTGTTTTATGATACAGAATAACATGCAAGAACATATAAACGAATTGGTGGAAATACTCTCTAATACAGAAGGTATTACCTATATCACCCAGCGAATAGTGAAAACACAGGTGCATTTTTCTTTTATCTTTGAATCTTACAAGGTCTTAGATGATTTAAAGCAGAAAATGCCTGAGGATTGGTTTTTATTTATTGTAGGATCTCATAATATCTGTTATCTCTCTTACAAACAATCTAACATAGAGCGTTATTTTGAGCTTCTACAACTGGTGAAAGCCGCTTTTTTCTTAGATGATTTTATAAATATATTTTGCAATAAACATTAATCCATAGCTCCTGAAAAGCCGTGTTCTTTGCGCAATAGGCACGGCTTTCTTTTTAGCTGTGGAAAAAAAGAAGTTACTATGGATTATAAGAGAAACGAACGTGATTTGTATGATAATACCGATAACGGCTTGGATATTCTTAAAAAGTACGTGCCAAACCTCGTACTGAATAAGAATTTTTGTTATCGTGATGAAAAAAATCCCTCTGCTCATGTATATAAGTCCAATGATAATATTTGGTATATCAAGGACTTTGGCGGAGATTCTCATTTTCCTATCAATATTGTTAGGGAACAAACAGGCTGGGACTACCACGAAGCCTTAGTGCAGCTATATGATGAATTTCAGATCCCTGTAAGTGGGCGTGCTACACTACCAAAAAATAAAACTTTCAAGGACCAAGGCGTTCTCCCTAATGACTATTTCAAGATAGTAACTAAGGACACTATCACCAACCACAATAGCTACAGCCGTTTTGTAACACCTGAGCTATTAAAAGAGTTCAATGTATATGAGGTAGATTACTACGAACGCATTACCTCCAGTGGCAAACTAATGAGGGTCGAATCTACAGAATTTTATCCAATTTTCTGTTATTCTCCTGATATTACCCAATGGGCAAAACTCTATTGTCCTGCGGAAAAGAAAGGAAAAACTACCCTTGAGGACGGAACCGAAAAGCGCTATAACTTCAAGCACGGATACCTCGGCAAGAAGCCTGCCCGCTATCTTCACGGACTGGAGCGTATCAAAAAAGAATTGAGTCAAGAAACCATAGAACAGATAAACAATCTTAGGAAAATGCTCGAAAATGCAAAGGATAAAGAGGCTGTGGAGCAACTGCAAAAGAACTTAGACGAACTCCTATTGCCGTATGTTATCATTTGTTCGGGTGGCTCGGACGGACTTACCATAGCGAGCCTTTCAGATGATTTTTACCCTGTATGGGGAAATTCTGAGGTGGAAATTATAAGCAATGAAGATTACCAATTCCTAAAGCTGGTCAGTAAGCACCTGATCAATCTACCCGATGTGGATACACCTGGGATTGAGTTCGCCTATAAGTATTCTCATCATTATTGGAAATTGGATACTGTATTCATTCCCAAGTACTACTTAGGAGACAAAGGCAAAGATTTTAGGGACTTTGTCAATTTCTTTGACAAAGAAACTCCCAAGGAAGTTATCGCTGATACTTTCCGAAAGATGTTGGCTGTACCTGTCAGCTTCAACTTTATGACAATCAACGAACGCAAACAGAATCGTATATCTGTCAGTAACCTGCATTATTTTCTCAATGCGAACTACTTCCACGTATATATATCACAGAACGAAAGGAGCAGTACTAATGAAAATCAAGGGGTATTGCTTAAGGAAAAAGGCTATATATTAGAGTGCCCATCCTCGGCACAAGTGGCTGACTTCTGTATTGATTTTTTGGTACGCAAAGGGACTACTAAGCCTATTATTGACTACATGAAAAGCTCCAATATGTTCACCGATAAAGAGCTAAAAAAGGTTCCCGCTAAGGATTTTAACCTCGTCAAGTATGATAAGGATTACCAGCTATTCTTTTTTGAGAATACAGCGGTAAAAATAACTGCTAATGGAGTGCAATTCCTCCCGAACAAAGATGTAAAAAACTATGTTTTTAAGGAAAATATTATAAAAGGGAGCTTGTCAAAGTCCAAGGAAACCTTTTTTGAGCCTTACAAAGACGAAAAAGGAAACAATCGTGTAAAAATCACTTACAATAATTGTGATTTTCTCAATTACCTAATCAACACAAGCCGTGTATATTGGGAAAATGATTATAAGAGCTACCAAAAAGAGGGTAAACCTTGGGGAGTAGAACACTTGTTAAATTCCCCTTACCTTAGCGAGCAGGAACAGATTACCCAAGAACAACATTTTTTATCAAAATGCTATGCTATAGGGTATATGCTCCACCGCTGGAATGATGTGAATTTTCCTGTATTTATATATGTTACCGATGATCAAGTAAAAGAGGACAACAACGAGGCTAACGGAGGGACTGGAAAGAGTATGTTTGCTCAAGGAATAGAGCAGTTAGCGAAGTTTTTCCACCCACAAGACAGCGGAAAGAAAGATATTTTGGAAGACAAACATATCTTTGGAGGCTTAAAGGACTACCACGACGCTATTTTGTTTGATGATGTGAATCAAAACCAAGATTTTCGATCCTTTTATACCCTTATCACTCGTGGAATTACCCCGAATACCAAGAACGTACAGCAAGAGCGATTTTTTTCTTTTGAAGAACGCCCAAAGATTATGGGTACTTTCAATTATGGTCTCAAGGACGATAGCTCAGCAGGCTTGCGCCGTGTGTTTTTCGTTACCTTTTCCAGCTATTACCACAAGATCAATAAGACTATGGGGCGAGAATACCAGCCTTATGATGATTTCAAAAAACGCTTTTACAAAGAGTGGAACCCTCAGGAGTGGAATGTATTCTATAACTTTATGTTGCGTTGTTGCCAATTCTATATAGCCAATCAGGACAATCACTATTTTGCCCCTTCGGATAACCTCAAGAAAAATAATCTCAAGGCAATCATTGGGAATACTTTCTTAGAATGGGCAGAGGACTATTTTGATGAAGAACGCCTTAACATAGAGATCAACAAAAAAGAACTTGTGGATAACTGCAAGGCTTCTTGTGGACATATCAAGCTAACTAATGCTAAGATACAAACCAAGTTAGAACAATTCTGTATGCTCAAGGGCTATTTGTTCAGCGGTACGATAAAGAAAACGGAATATATAGGACTTAGCCGTACTACAGTGCAATACTTATGTGTCAGGACGCCTAATACCCCTACAGTCCCCGCAACAGTTGTTAATACCCCTACTCCCACCCCGCATATAACCGATAACCTAAGTCAAGAAATAGATTTTTAAGTATGAAAATTATTGACCTTTTTAGCGGAATTGGGGGATTTGCTCTGGGCTTCCAGCGGGCAGGTTACCAATTCACAGAGCACTATTTTAGTGAGATCGACAAACACGCAATCGCAAACTATAAACACAATTTTCCACATGCCAAATACATCGGAGACATTACCACTCTTCACGGAGGAGACTTTACAGACATTGACATTATCACTTTCGGATCGCCTTGCCAAGATTTCTCACTTGCTGGAAAACGTGCAGGGCTCGCAGGAGCCAAAAGTAGCCTTATCGCGCACGCAATTGCCCTCATTGCTCACATCCGACCAGGTATTTTTATCTGGGAAAATGTTAAGGGAGCATTCTCCTCAAACGCTCGCGCAGACTTTTGGGCAATTCTCCAAGCCTTTGCCAATATTGGGGGTTATCGACTTGAATTTCAATTGCTTAATACAAGCTGGATTTTGCCCCAAAATAGAGAGCGAATATACCTTATTGGACATCTTGCAGGACGAAGTATCCCAGGAGTATTTCCTATCGGAGAAGTTACAAAAGATAGTTGTAAAAAGACAAGGAACATATACGACTATTCACGAACAATACTAAGAGGATATAAGAATAGCTCTTCTACAGGTAGTTTTATAAAGACTAAAAGCAATAAAATAAGATACTTAACTGAAATAGAATGTGAACGACTGCAAGGTTTTCCTGACAACTGGACACAATATGGCAATTACGATGGAGTTATCAAACCCATAGCAAAGACCCAACGTTATAAGCTCATAGGTAACGCCGTAACCGTGGATATAGTAGAATTAATAGCAAAACGATTAAAAATTATAAAACAATGAAAACAATCCAAAAACTCGTCCCACTTATCCAAGAGTGGGCAAAGGAAAGGGGTATATTTGACAAAAGCACCCCATTTGACCAACTACTTAAGACCCATGAAGAAGTTGGTGAACTCTTCAAGGCGTGTTATGACAATGATAAACCAGCTATCCAAGATGCGATAGGTGATACTATGATTTGCCTTATTAACTACTGTTACTTTATAGAATTGGATGTTATAAAGAAGATTAAGCAAGCGGTTGAACTATCCTTGCCAGAACTTGACATCATCTCACGCGTTATAGATGTTTATAAATCTTTAGGTAGATTGATAAGTATTAATATGAGGAATGGAGACAAAAAACTATCTGAACCAAGCGAAATTAGGGTATTTAGTATTGCATATTCTCTCCACGAGATTGCCCTATTAGAGAATACCACTCTTGAAGAGTGCCTTAACATTGCGTACAACGAGATAAAAAACAGAACAGGAAAAATGATTAACGGAAAATTTGTGAAAGATGAAAAATAAAATACTTGCAATTATTCAACTAATAGCTATTAACATATTGTGGATTATGTTTGTTTTTGGAGCTGTTTTTTTTATAAGTTGGTCTACTGATTTATCTACATTCGATTGGGGAATAAGAATGCTTATTGTAACCCTAATTTTATCAGGAATTATATTCACAGTGTTAGATTTTAAAGAAAAAACAGATGAAAAATAACAACTACTCCAATTGGCTCGTCTCATTGGAGATAGCGAAAGAACTCAAAGAAATAGGGTTTAATGAACCTTGTTTGGTAGAAAATGTTGAAACACATTCTGAGGATTACAATCTTATAAACTTTGAAGAGGATATGTGTTCTGACATTACTGTTATGTTAGAAGATATAATATTCGTAGAGAATAAAAAATTAGAAGATGAGTTAGGTATATACAAACACTTTGTTCTAAGAACTGCAATACCCACTTGGGAACAAGTCTTTGAGTGGTTCAGAGAGAAAGGGCTTGAAAGTTACATTAGATTAGAGAGTCACGCTCATTTTGATGAGGGTAATTACTATTATTTTGAGATTACAAAGTCTAATCTACGTCAATTAGATTGGCAAGGTGATTTTGACGATTACAATGAAGCTCGTGAAGCCCTTGTAAAAGCCCTCATACGAACCTATAAAAATGAACAACTATGAAGATATACCTATCAGGAAAAATCAGCGGGACAGACCTTACCTATACTCGTAAGCGGTTCAGTGATCTAGCCGACAAGCTCCAAGCATTAGGATATGAGGTTACCAATCCTCTCTGTAACGGGCTATCGGAAGCATCCCCATGGGAGGAGCATATAGCCAAAGACATCATCAACCTTATGGATTGTGAGGGGATATATATGCTACAAGGTTGGGAGCATAGCCAAGGGGCAAGAATTGAGCATGCTATTGCCAAAGAAATAGGGCTAAAAGTGATGTATGAATAAATCATTAGCGACCAGCGCATTCCTTATAATCACTGGTCGCTAATCCTTAAATTAACAAAATATATTCGCTTTTGTACGTACATTTTACACCTGCTTTTGTATGGTCAAAAAATTAAAATCGTGTGGCAAATGTCACACGTTTTCAGTGAATTATGTAAAAAATTTATTCGGATAATTCAAATATATTTTGTACCTTTGCACTTTAATTAATATTAACAATTAAATATTGTATTTCAGATTATGAAAACCAATCAAAATATGATCCGTAAAATGGGAAACTTCGAGGTTATCCAACGTACCAAAGACGGATTTTTTAATGCCACTGCATTATTGAAGCAATGGAATAATTCTATTGATAATCAACAAGTTTTACATACCCAGAATTCTGGGTATGTAAAAAATAGCACTGAAAATCAACAAGTTATTTTACACACCCAGAATTCCACCTATTTAAAAAAGAAAGATATTGACGATTTCTTTTTAAACAAATCTACACAGGAATACATTCAAGTAATAATGCAAAAAGAAAACTTAAATGCTGAAACATCTGTGTATTTAAAATCACGTGCTTCAAGAGGAGTGAATGCTGGTACTTGGATGCACCCAATGCTATTTATTGATTTTGCAATGTGGCTTAATCCTTATTTCAAATATGATGTATTACGATTTGTATCTGATGAAATGATTAAGTACCGAAACCTTGCAGGAGACAGTTACAAAACATTAGCTTCACATGTAGCGACTATCGTTCCTAAGCAGCTTATGCCTATGGCAATGAAAAAGATAGCACAAGGATTGAATTTTATTGTTTTTGGAGACCACAAGCACGCTATGCGCAATGAGGTAGGAGAAGAAACCAAGCAAGAGGAGCTTTTCCAACTACAACAGAAAGTAGCAGATCTTATAGGAGACGAGTTTATAAAGTCCTTTGACGAATTGATAACCTACCTCCGTAAGCTATACGGAAGAAAATACACCCCTAAAGCCTTAGTAAATTAACTACAAAGCCGCCTAATGACAACAGATGTAATAACCCCTAAAATAAAGAACAAAAACAGCAGGCAGCTAACAAGGAGTTTCCGTATAATGAGAGCTTTTCTCCTTATTAAGTTTGCTCATTTATATAGTCAGCGATGCCTATATCAATCCCTGATGAAGTCAAAGAATGACTATCACACAGCCGAGAATATATCCAATATGATAAATGATATATTCGGAGGGCAAACCTTCCCTCAAGATTTTATATGTGATAAGAATGAGATAGCAGATAAGTGTATTAACCTCACTGAGGAGATGAAATCATACGAAGGGGTACTAAAAACACTAAACATCGACCCACAAGATGTATATGCTTTTTGTGCTGATGTAGAGTACAACAACTCAGTACCATTATTCAGATGTTACGGGCAAATTGCTATGTATGTAGTGAGATATATAGAGGATTATGACTTAGGAATGATAACCAAAGATGAAGCCTTAGAAAATATAAAGCACTTTAAAGGGTTTGAATTTGCTCCTAAAAACTTATCTATGATAACTCGTAAGATAGTGGTTCAAGCAGAATCTGCCTTTTGGTTTGTCTTTTTGAGAAGAATTGTAAGAAAATTCAAAAAAGAGTACAAGGGCAAAAAATTTAAAGTGACAATAAAAAGTAATGTACCATTATGAAACACCAAGAAAGCACCCTACAAACCTCCTGTGTGAAATGGTTTAGGTTACAGTATCCTAACCTCGTGATATACGCCGTCCCTAATGGTGGCAGTCGAAACGTTCGAGAAGCGCAACGCCTCAAAGCAGAGGGAGTACTCGCAGGGGTTGCAGACCTAAATGTATTACTTCCTAATGGAAAGATAATTTACATAGAGATGAAAGTAAAAGGAAACAAGCAAACCCCTAATCAAAAAGCCTTTCAACAAAAAGCCGAAGCACTCGGATATAAGTACTATGTATGCTATAGCTTTGACGAGTTCAAGGCGATCATAAAAGAAGAACTAACCACCACTAACAACTGATATACCATGCTTGAAAAGATAAAAACAGCCATAGAAGAATGTACCCTTGAGTCAATAAGCAATAGCACTGCTTATATGAAGATGTTTTGCGGATTAGCAAGTAAGCATTCTATTGTATCAAATAAGGAAGTAGCTACTTTTTTGGGTATATCCCCTTCAAGCGTGAGCTACTATCGCAAGGAGCATAACAATATGCTTGCTGTTACAGAATATCAACAACTATTTCGAAAGATAGAAAAGAAAATACTATAATCACTCCGTACAAATTACCTATTCGTTTCAACTTTGATGTGTTATTCATTGGCACCACTCCTTATTTAGGGGTGGTGTTTTTTATTCCTCTTTCTTGTCTTGCTCGTACTGCTCCTTTTGTTGCAAAGCATCCGCTTCCTTATCCTGATAAGGGTACTTCCTGACAATCCCTAACCAGCGCCCCTGCTCATCGTAGAAGTGAGTAAAGTCATTTCCTACAGGTATTAACTCTACTACTTCGCAATTTAGAATTTTAGCTATCTCCTCAAGTCCTTTTGTATTCATGCCTTTATTGATTTTAGAATTAAGGCTTTGTTTAGATATACCGAGCTGCTTAACAAGGTCTTGCATTTGTATATTTTTTCTTTTAGCAACCTCTTTTATTCTGTACATATATAATTATTTTTTTTGCAAAGGTAATATTTTTATATGAATAAACAAACAAAAATGAATAAAAAAACTTTAACTTTTTGTTAATACCTGAAAAACAACAACTTACAATCAAAAACAAAAAAGGTAATAAAAAAATATTACTTTTTGTTTGTCAGGTCAAAAAAAAGTATTACCTTTGCACTGTCAAAATGAAACAAGAATATTAATCAAAAATAAAACGAATATGAAAGCATTAGAATTAAAAGACCTCAAAGCAGGTAACATTTACAAAAGAATAGATGAAAATTACTTTACACAATATAGTGCCTATGTAGAAGTACTTTCAGAAGGGTTACAAGGTTATTGTAACTATGTTTTCATAATGTACGATGAACAAGGTAAAGTTGATTACTTCAATGTTAATAAGAATTGCCATTTAAAAAATATTCAAACTATTTATGCAAGGTATGAGATTTCTAATGAAAAAGAGTTTAAACAAGCAATAGAAACTATCAAAAATAGTCTAACATTTTAAATAACACGAATATGAAAGCAGTAGAAAAAATATGGTCAAACAGCCTCAAGCGCAAAGCCCGCAAAGAGTTATTAGAGATATATAACTGTTACGAACCTAAAAAAGTAAAGTTTATCAAAAACGTAATCTTTTACCCAAATGGTAGAGCTTCAAAGATAGGTTACCAGCACGATTATTCTTATTGGGCATGGTAACACCTCAAAGACCTAAGCAAGTCTAAAAACTGCTTTTAAACTCAAAAAAACAACCTAAAAATAACACGAATATGAAACCAATGAACAAACAAGAAGTAGCATTTGCATACCTTACATTACAATTTAGCTTTGTAAAACCTCTTGAATTAGTACTCAGAAACCTTAACGAGGGTATATACGAATATGGTAACCAGCAAGACATGAATTTTCTCAATGAAACATTACAAGATTGCGTTAATGCGTTGCTTAATGCCCTTAATATTAACCTCGAATGCCCCGCCCTTGAGGGTACATTCTCAAAAGAAAATGAACAAAAATTCATCAAGTATTTTACCTTGTTAAAGCAAAAATATCAAGAATATTCAGATGTAATAGAACTCTAACAAAAAGCCTCGAGCAAGGCACAAAAAGACTCAATTTTTCAATCAGTAACACCTAAATCAATCAACCTATGACACCCACTATTCAACCAATGTTAAACCTAACAGATCTTATAGCTGACAAATACTATATCAGTACTATCTATGATGTCGATTTCAAAAACTATCAAACTACAGTCTTTGACATGGACACAATTACCTGTATATTCGAGCAAACTACTACCAGTTATCGCATGGCAAAAGGTAACCATCAGAGAGCATTAGAAACCTACGTTAATAAGGCAAACCAAATAGGGGCGCAAATCGTCTATCAGTACTCTTATGGCTGTTATGCTGTACGTACTACTTTGCCACTGAAAGGGCGTGGCATAACTAAATCAGAGCAAACAGAGGGGCTGTATTATGCCACCGAAAAAGCTCTTGAAAAGCTAAAATCACAATATAAGTGCGCCCCTAATATAGATTACTCAATATAATCAGTAACACCTAAACACCTACCAAAATGAAAAATACAGATAAAAGAAGCGTTTTTACCCTTGCATGGCAGTTCTTCAAGCAAACAGGTTACACCTTTTCAGAGTGCTTAAAAAAAGCATGGGCAAATATCAAGCTCAAAGCCAAAATGAAAAGCCAGATTGTAGAATTTCACTACAAGAAATTAGACGGCTCAATACGTCAAGCTTTTGGCACATTGTCAAACACACCCCCTACCACAACCAACCGCAAACCTAATGAGAATCTTTTTACCTACTTTGATACAGTCAAAAATGAATGGCGTTCATTCTATAAATTTAACATCTTAGATGTGGCATAAAAAGACCTTCATTTTTCGAAGCAGTTAAAATTATTTTCGTACCTTTGCAAAGGTATCAGAACAAAAAATATTCAAAGAAAAAACAAATTTTATACAAACGAGCATAGCAGCCCTTTGCGACCTATATCGTACCTTTGCCCTATATACCAAGAGGTATATAAGGGTCTTTGAAATAATATTGCAACTTAATACAAGGTAATAAATGAAAATACTAACATTACAAATCTTAGGTGGTAACTTTGAAGCTATCTTAAAAGGGGTTCAAAAAATTGAAACGCGCAAAATTCAACCTAATACAATAGATAGGTATTTTACAAACCCTAACACTGAAAAAATGCAAGTAATAAAGTACGATGCACTGCGTTTGATGAATGGGCGTACACATCCTATACCAGAACTGACTATACAAGTACTTAAAGAAGAAGTTGTGTTTGAAACAGATGAAAATGGTAATGATATTACCTATATCGACGATCAAACAGGTGAAGAGTGTGTATTGTGTTTTATGGCTTATCATTTAGGTGATATAATAGAAAGCAAAAACACAGACAAATTCTTTGACCCAAACAGACCACCTCTAACAGATAATTTCGTAAAAGAAGAGGATCTTATTTAGAAACCAATAATAAAAAAACCTACAGAGGTTGCAAGTAGTTAAAAAACGCTTGCAACCTCTTTTTATTAATATATTAATATTTTAAAAACCAACAAATCATGTTTAAAAGAATTGCAAATCGTATTAGAAACACTTACAACAATGTGAGAACAAGAGTAAGTAATCTCTTCAGAAAGAAGAAGCCAGCAAACAAAGATGTAGCAACAGCTAAAGGAGGAAATGGATAACATTATGTCTAAATTCGCACAAACACAAGCAATAATACAGTCTATCCGTACCCAAACGGATACGGCTGTATTATTCTATTCAGCAGGGGGCAAAGATAGCATCGCACTACTTGATATGCTCGCCCTTCGCTTTAAAAAGGTAATATGCTATTTTATGTACCTTGTCAAAGACTTAGAGCATATACAGATATACATAGACTGGGCAATCAAAAAATACCCCAATGTAGAAGTCCGCCAAATCCCACATCTAATGTTAGATGTTATCAAGAAAAACGGCTTTTTCTGTGATGAAGAACCTGATACAAAAGTACGTAAAATAGGTGAGATTGAACAATCTGTAATGCAAGAATGCAACTCACAATATGCCTTTTCAGGAATGAAAGGTGTAGATGGTTTTATGAAACGCATGCGCCTTAAAATGTGGGCGCCTACTTTTACATCTCCTAAAGGTATGGTATATCCATTAGCATTATGGACAAACAAAGAAGTATTACAGTACATAGCTAATCGTAACCTTATCAAACCAATGGTATATGTAGCTAAATCTGTAAGTCAAGGGGTAGGGTTAGATTATAAGACCTTATCATTCCTTCAAAAGTACTACCCTAATGACCTAAAAAAGATACTCCAAGAGTTTCCTTATGCTGAAGTAGCCCTACATCAAGAACCTCAAAAAACACAAACCAATGAAAGAGTTTAAGCAATCAGAAACACAAACCATAAACAGATCACAAATACACTTTGCTCCATATAACCCAAAGAAGCACACAGACGAGCAGGTAAAAGCAATCTTAAAAGACCTTAAAAAGAATGGTTTTTATGGTGGCATTGTTTGGAACAAAGTAACAGGTAATCTCATTGATGGACACAAACGGGTAATGGCACACGACCTATATCACAAGTATAATGGTTCTCCTGAAACAGATTATCCTATCAAAGTGGAAGTTGCCGAGTTTGACCTTAAAACAGAAAAAGCTCGTAATATATGGCACACCAAAAGCCAAACACCCTTAGATGATGACCTGATGCGTGCTTTAGTTCCTGACCTTGATAACTACCAAGAAGCAGGATTAACTGATTTTGATGTTTCTATGTATAGTGTAAGTGTAGATGATTATTCGTCTTATTCCTTTGATGACACTTCCACAACTCAACAATGGTCAAAAAACACAGAAGAAGATGAAGCACTACAAGCCATTGACGAGGCTACCAAAGAGAGTGAGGAAAATCGCAATATTGACCGCTCTGTAAATTTCTATGAGGATACTCCTGAGAACCAAATCGCACGACACAACGAAATACAGAAAGTAAAAGACCGTATCAGTAACACCAATAATTCAGACAAGGATGGAGGTATGCTATCTTATGTAGTGGTCAAGTTTCAAAACCCTAAACACAAAGAGGCTTTTATGATACGTATGGGTTATGATCCTTACGAAAAAATGATTATTGGAGAGGAATTTTCTAATAGTATAGAACGGATAGATTAATTAACATTTAATAACTTTTGATATGAAACCACGTAAGAAGATAGATAATGAAAAATATACTGACGAGGAGCTTAAACAAGCTCTTATCAAGGCTAACGGACAACCTACTAAAGCTGCCGAAATACTTGGCGTTACCTATCCATCTGTATATGGGCGTATTCGTAAAAATCCTGAATTGGAAATGGTACAAAAAGCATATCGAGCACGTACATTCAATGATGTATCAAACTTGGTATCTGTCATTGCTATTATGGGTGTTATTCGTGAGCCTCTTACTGATGAAGATGGTACTGTAATACCTAATCAATTCCGAGAAGTGCCAGTTGATTACCGTACTCGTATGACAGCCATGCAAACAGTACTATCTACTTTCAAAACAGACGATGGTATAAAAGAGGAAGTGTCTGTACAAGGCTCTATTGACATTGCCCAATGGCTCAAGAACAACAACAAGAACAATGATTAAGACCCAACCTGTATATGATCCTTTGTACTTGAACAAAGATAAGTTTATTATCATCCTTTCAGGAGGGAGGGGGTCAGGTAAGTCGTACAACGCCTCTACCTTCTTGGAACGCTTATCTTTTGAGGCAGGGCATAAGATACTATTTAGTCGTTATACCATGGTATCTGCTCATAGTTCTATTATCCCAGAGTTTGAGGAAAAGATAGAAGCAGAAGGGACACAGGCGTATTTCAGTATCACCAAAACAGCTATCAAAAACACCTTTTCAGGCTCTGAAATTCTCTTTAAAGGGATTAAGACCTCATCAGGAAACCAAACGGCTAACCTTAAATCCTTACATGGTATTACTACTTTCGTAGGTGATGAAATGGAAGAATGGCTATCAGAGGAGGATTACGAGAAACTAATCCTTTCTATTCGTCAAAAGGGGGTGCAATTGCGGGTTATCCTCATTCTGAACCCCTCCAATGCCGAGCATTTCATTTATAAGAAGTACATTGAAAAAA